GTGGCGGCCGAGCATCCCGTCGATGAGGGCCTCGTTAGCCTGATTGCCAGGGACATCACAAACGGTGCCAACTTCAGCAAGGACTACTGATGGCCTTCCCTGATCTGGTGCCCACCGCCCGCTCCTTCGACCCTGGCAACTGGCCAGTCCGTGAGTACCGCGCCCAGGACGGTGCCGAGGTGCGCCTGCTCTATGGCTCCAAGCGCACCGGCATGACACTCTCGCTGAGCTACGACAACATCAGCGACGCCAACGCCGAGCTGTTCCTGCATCACTTCAACGAGACCTGGGGCACCTACAACACCTTCGTGTTTGACGGCGATCCCGGCGCCAAGGCGGGCTGGGGCGGCAGCCCACAAGCCATCGGCGCCGAGTTCTGGGGCAACCGTTGGCGCTACGCCGAGCCGCCGAAGGTGGTGAGCGTCCGGCCAGGGCGCAGCAGCGTCACCGTCAACCTGATCGGAGTCTTCTGATGTTCTACAGCGGCAGCAACGGCGAGCTTCATATCGACGGCAAGAAAGCCGCCCGTGTCGCCAACTGGAGCGTGAGCAGCAGCCTGGCCCTGCTGGACACCACCAGCCTGAAGGACACCGACCGCACCAGCACCCCCGGCGTACGCTCCACCACCGGCAACTGCACGCTCTACTACTACGCCGAAGACCCGGCTGATAAGTCCACCAACGACGCCAGCACCCTGCTCGGCAAGTTGATCAAGGCCAAGGTGGCGGGTGAGAGTGAAGGCGTCGGCCATGAAGCCGAAGCGGTCACGCTGAAGCTCCGCCTCGATGACGGCACCGCCTCGGGCCGCCATATCAGCGGCAAGGCATGGCTCACCAGCGTGCAGATGAGCATGGCGGTGGGCGAGGTGTTCAGCGCCAGCTGCGCCTTTGAGTTCAGCGGCGCCCCCACTGAGGTGACGCTCTGATGGGCATCTACCTCGGCGACAGCGGCCATGTAGAGCTGCAACGCGCCAGCTTGGACAGCCCCCTGCACGGCACCCTCGATGGGGCCGACGTCAACGAGGGTCGCAGCCGCTTCAGCTTTGACTTCGACCACAGCGCCCTGATCACCGGCGACAAAGTAGAAATCCGAACGCTGGACGGCACCGATCTGCAGCTGGTCGCGGGCCACGCCTACCCGGACTGGACTGGCTACATCAACATCGACGACGCCGGTGGCATCAGCCTGTACGCCACCTTTGGCTACGCGTTGACCGGCGACCGCAAGCGGGCGCTACCGCTGAAGGCCCCGACCACTCCTCAGCCCATCAGCGTTCACACCGCAGACTCTCGCTATCGCTGTCTGGCCAACATCAGCAGCTACGAGCTGACCACCAGCCGCGAGACGGTGGACATCACCAGCCTCGGCGAAGAGTTCCGCAGCCAATACAGCAAGGGCCTGATCAGCGGCCAGGGCACCCTCAACTGCCTGTGGAGCTACAAGGCTGCCCTGTGCGGCCCCGCCGTCGGCCCCGTCGAGTTTCCGCACTACCTGGCGCAGCTCTGCATCCTGACCCAGCAGGGCGCCGACTTTCTAGGGCGCTTTTACCTCGACACCAGCACCCGCAACTCCCACCTCTGGTACGAGGCGACCTGCGGCATCACCAATGTGGCAACCAGCTTTGCCCCTGGGCAGGTGATCCGCTCCACGGTGGAGTTTGTGACCACCGGCCCCGTCAGGTTGCACATGGGGATGCCGCCCGCGTACTTGCTGCAAGAGAGTGGAGAGCTGCTCCTGCAAGAGGACGGCAGCCCGCTGCTGCTAGAGGATCCTTAGGCCAGCTTTAGGCTGGGGTTGTGGTGTAGTGCCTTGCTTCGATGGCTGATCTGGAGATCTCCAAACTGCCTCCAATTGCGGGGTCCCTGCTGCAGGCCACCGACCCGCTCCCACTGGCTGACTTGTCTGCCAGTGAAACGAAGCGCATCACCGTCAAGGACCTCATCCAGAGCGGCGTTGCGCTGATCGACCCCGGCAGTATTCCGCCAGACAAGATCAACTACGCGCTTCAGCCCGACAGCGTTGGCACGACCCACCTGCAGGCCAAGGCAGTCACAGCCGCCAAGCTCGGTGACAACAGCAGCGCCGTGATTGGTACGCCCCTCCCGCCTGGAGGCGGGGCTTACATCGGCCAGCTGGGACTGGACACCACAGGCAACAGGCTCTCGATCTGGAGCGGCTCCGCGTGGGAGGCGTTCAAGGCGGCCGGTTCCGTCAACGTCGTACAGGGGGCAACCTTCGGTCCGCTGACGACTGCGGTCAGCCAGACGGGCGATACTGCGACCGTGACGGCCAAGGTCACCGATGCCACAGCAGCGGCCCAGTTTCTCGCTGGTCCCGCTGCCGTCGGAGGCTCGGTCACGCTGCGCGGCATCACATCCGAGGACCTGCCCCGCGCCAGCGGTTCCGCGATCGGCGGTGTCTCAGTACCCGCCGGCAGCGGCCTGAAGATTGACGGTGGGGCCACGGGCCTCGGCGCTGCCCTCCGCATCGACAATGCCACCACGGCTAGCGCCACCGCCCATCTCGTCACCTACGACAGCCACGGCCTGGTCACCGGCGGCCGCCTGCTCGCCGCCTCCGACCTCCCCGTTGCCACCACGGGATCCATCGGTGCCATCACCCCCGGCACGGAGTTCACCGTCCAGCCATCCGGGGCGCTTCACCACACCCGCCAGCTCACGCCTGGCACCGGAACGAAGGTCACCTACGACGGGCAAGGTCACATCACCGGAACCGCCGTCCTTACAGCGAACGACATCCCGAACCTGGATGCCAGCAAGCTGATCAGTGGGACACTGCTCCCCGACCGCATTGGCAATGCCTCGATCACCCGCCAGATGCTGGCGGACTACTCGATCTCGTTCATTCAGGAGGCCACTCCCAGCACCAGCGGCGTACACGCTGGAACGCTGTGGCTGCAGGAGAGCACCGGCGCGTTGCGCATGTGGAACTCAAACTCGTGGTTCCCAATCGGCTTCGGGCGCCTGAGTGCTGAAAACCTGCGGTACTGCGGCACCTTCAACGCTGCTACCGGAACTATTTCAGGGTTGACCCAGTTCGGCACCGCTGAAGGCTTCAAGATAGGCAGTGCTATCCCAGTGGCTAAAGATGGATATGCGGGTGCGTACTTAGTTGCTGCGACGCCAGGAGCCGGAACAGCAGTGGCCTCTGGCGTTTCCTTCGACAACGGCGACTGGATCGTTTGCAATGGCGCCACTGCCGGGTGGGTGCGCGTTGACACCCTGAACAGCGGTTCTGGTGGTGGCAGCGGCAGTGGTGGAGGCGCAGCTCACCTCAACGATCTGCTCGACGTAACGATAAACGCTGGTGTTGTGCCCGACGACTTGCTGCAGTACAGCGCGTCGGGGCAGTGGCTAAACGTCAGTGAGATCAGCGGGGGCACGTTCTAAAGCCTCCTAGGCTGATGGCAGCCCGTATGGGTGCCCCATCGCTGCATAGCAGGTGACCCTCCGCATCAAGCTGAAGAACAGCGTCGTCAAGGACAAAGCGCCTGTCCCTGGTGACCTTGAGGTTGGTGAGTTAGCGATCAACGCGCACCAGGACAGCCCCGCCGCTTACATCAAGGACGCCGCTGGCGCGGTGCGCAAGTTGGCAGGTGTCGGTGCAATCGGCGCCACTGATGCCACTACGTCCGCCAAGGGTGTTGTCCAGCTGGCTGATGCTGCTGCCGTCACGGCAGGCACGGCTGGGCGGGTGGTGGATGCTGCTCAGCTGAAGGCCAACCCTCCGGATGCAACTGAAACCATCAAGGGCAAGGTGCAGCTGGCCACTGCTGCTGAAGTCACTACCGGCACCAACACCACCAAGGCCGTCACCCCTGCTGGGTTGAAGGTTGAGCTGGACAAGAAGGTTGAGCAGGCACCTATCGGCACTGCTGCTGGCACCAAGCAGTACCTGCGGCAGGTGGTCACCGCTGGCACAGCGCCATCACTGACAGCCACTCGTAGCTGGGTGGAGGCACCGTCTGGTCTGGACTTCGTGGAGACACCGGTGAGCCTGGCCTACGGGGGCAAGACGGTTGGCAAGACCTTCACCAAGGGTCTGCTGACTGCAACGATTCCTGCAACTGTTGGCTATCAGTTCACGGTTGATACGACCGCTGGTGGCACCGAGCCAGCTAACGCAACGTTCTCCATTGAGAGCGTCACTTTCACTGGAACGATTGATGTTAATTGGGGAGATGGCAATACGCAAACCGGCCTGGCTGGTACTAGCCACCCTCATACGTACTCCGCACCAGGCACTTACACGGTGCAAGTCGTTGTAGCGAAAGGAACACCATGGGCGCCACGCAGGACGAGCGTGGGAGGAAGCATTGCTGGGTATAGCCCCTACATCAAGAGCGTGGACGGCATTGACTCTGGTTTCAGCTTTCAACTTGGAGCCAACCCTGTCAATGCCGTGTGGGCGTCAAGCACTCACATGACTTCGTTTGCTGCTATTGATTTGTCGGACTACACAAACTGCACTTACGCATGGAAAGGGTGCGCCAAGCTCACTGCGTTTCCGTCGATACACTTTAACCGCGCCACTAGCTTTGTTTCCGCTTGGCAGAACTGTGCAAAGCTGCAGGATTTCCCGGCTGGGCTGTTTAACAGAACAGGCGCACTGGTGGCAACAGCCTTCACCAACTCGTTCACCGGCTGCGCCCTGACCGCTGCATCCATTGAGAACATCCTGGTGTCCTTGGATGCCAACGGCGCAACTGGCGTCACGTTGAACATGAACGCCGGCACCAACGCCGGAAAGGCCACCTGGACCGCTGCTACCAACACGGCCTACACCAGCCTGGTCACCAAGGGCTGGACCATCACCAACAACCCATGATCATGGCCATCACTGAAATCCCAGCATCCGCCACGGACAAGTGGTACGTCTGCCATTCGGGTGGCGACAAGCCTGCTGTCGTCCACCTGGTGGAGCTCCCCGCCGGCTCCAGCCTGGGCACTGGGCAGCCGACTGTCGAACCCTTCGATGACGAAGCAGCAGCCACGGTTCGCGCTGTGGAGCTGGGCTATGTCATCCAAGCGGATGAAGACCCTGCCTGACTGTCTGCCCACCTGACCGATCAGAACAACGATCCTGATCTGATGGTCAGGTGATCATGCGAGTGGCAGCTGTCGGATCCTCGTCCTGATGGGCGAGGGGATCGAAGCTGCCTTCCACCTGGGCATCACCTACAGGCGCCACCGAGGCGCCTTTTTGCTGGTCCGCTGCCCCGAGCGACGCCAGCCACTCACGCAAGGCGTCACCCGTTGGCGTCTTGACCGGCCACGCCGCAAAGCGCAGCACTTCTTTGTTCGTCTGGCAAAAGATGCTGACATCGGGCCGCCAGCACACGAATGCTCTCCCGTTGAAATCGCGCCAGGTGGTGATCCTGAGCCCACCAGCAACAAACTCTTCTCGGCGTGCCATCAGCGGATTGCGTTCCAGACCAGGATGATGGAGCACACCAGCACCCCCAGGGCCAGGAGGGTGAGCAGCGTTTCAGGCATCATTCGCTGTCCTCCAGGATGCGGCGGTAGCAGGCAATGTCGTGGTCTTTGACACCACGCAGGATGTGCCGGGCCTTGAACGGTTCGAGCTGGATCGGCTCTGCGGTGTGGCGGAAGCCCAGCAGCGGTGACGGCAGGTGCGGCACGATGTCATCCGCATGGGTGTAGCGGAGATGCGGCACCGTCAGCCGCTCGGCGAAGCGCTTGCCACCAGGGCGCGGGCTACCGAAGGTGATCAGCTCGAGCAGCGGCAGGTGCGTTTGCAACATCGCGGCGATGATTGATGCAACCGCACCCCCGAGGCTGTGGCCGGTGAGCACGGTGATGCGCTCCCGATCGAGCGTCACCCCCGCTGCCCACATCTGCCCCATCAGCTCCCTGGCGTAGGTGCCAAAGCCAAGGTGCTCATCCGTCGAGGTCAGCACGAACTCGAAGTTGCGGCGCCAGTCCGCCAGCTCGTCTGACCCCTCGATGGCGATGTAGGTGATGTCGGGGTCCTGGCGCACCAGCCAGTCGGCCGGTTGCTGGTACACCTGCTGGGCGTAGCGCGCCGCCCGCTGGATGTGGATGTCACGCAAGGGCATTACTCACCCAGCTCCTGCATGGCCCGTTCGGTGTAGGCCCTGCGTTCTGCTGCACCACGTGGTGGGTACTGACCGTTGACCCGTTGGCCAACACGGTCCACCTCAGGGTGGCCGTCGCACAGTTCGTTCATGCCGTTGGCGAACCACCAGTGGCCGGCCATGCTCCACGGATAGCGGTTGCCGCTGTAGGTGCTGCCCACCTCCATGATCTTCGGGTCGGCCTTGCCATGGGCCGCCAGGTAGTCGGCGAACTTCTGGTGGTTGTGGCGCCCGGTCACTTGGATGAAGCCGGCACCCTTGAACTTGACGCCATCACCAGCGCGGTTGTTGCCCAGATCGCTGCGCCCCTCGTAGTCCGCGCCCGAGGCAATCTCCAACGGGTAGCGGAGCCCGCAGGACTCCTCGCCCACCTGTCCGAGAAAGTAAGCCAAACGCAACGGCGTGGTGATGCCGAAGGTGCTGCAGCAGTCCGCCAAGTCCTCCATCAGCTCATCAGGCAGGTAATGCGGCTGGCAGCCCATCACCCGCCCCAGCTGCTCCTTGCTGATGGGCCAGGCAGGCCTGGGCTGTTCCTTGTGGAAGTTCTGAACCCAGCTGGCCGATTCCGTGAGCAGTCCAGGGTCTGCTTGGCAGATGGCCTGGCGTAGTTCCTCGATGCCGGCCAGCTGCTGGGGTTGGTTCTTGAAGTTGGTCCAGAACGCCAGCCATCGTTCGGGTGTGAGCTGGATGTCGTTGATGGTCATGGATGCTCTATTGCCCTAGCGCGAGGGTCGACTCACTACAGGTTACCCTTGCCAGCATGGGTCAGACCGTCGCCTACGCCAGGGTTTCAACCGATTCTGGCGAGCAGCTCTCGGCCCTCCGCTCACAGCTGGCTTGGCTGCAGCAACAGGCAACCGACTGCATCCTGCAGGACATTGAGTCAGGCCTCAACCCGCAGCGCACCGGCTACCAAGAGCTGCTGCAGGGCATCAAAGCTGGCCGAGTGTCCCAGGTGGTGGCCACTCAGGCGTCGCGGCTGGGGCGTGATGCAATCGAGTTTGTCAGCTTTGTGCAGACCTGCGACCAGCACGCCTGCCGCATTGTCACCCGTGATGACGGGGTGATCAGCTGCTCCAGCCCTGACGAGCTGGTGATGACCTTCCTCAAGGCGGCCATGAGCCAAGGGGAATCAATGCGGGTGAGCAAGCGCGTGCGCAAGGGGCGCGAGGCGGGCAAAGCGCTGCTCAAGCCGATGAAGCGTCCCTGCTGGCCGTATCGCTTGAGCGAGGACCGACTACGGCTTGAACTGCGGCCGACAGAGGCGGAGATTGCCTTGCGGCTGCTGGCAGCCCTGAAGGCGCATCACTGGCGGATGCTGCCCACGCTCAAGGCGTTTGCCGAGCCCATCCCCTTCAACAGCGTGCGGGCTCTGCGCAGCTGGCTGCTCAACCCAACCATTCGTGGCGGGCTGGCTTACGGGCAGCTGCCCAACCATCAGTTCAAGGAGATCCACTGGGATGCCTGTCCGGCCCTGATGCCGCACGAGGACTTTGCCGAGATGCAGGTGGTGATGGCGCGTAACCGCAAGCTCTGGGGCGTCCACGGCAGCAAGACGGTGCGTGCGTTGACGGGTCTGTGCGTCTGCAGTGAGTGCGGCCATAGGCTCAAATACATCACAGGCCGAACCGTTCCCGGCCTGCGTTGCAATGGCGACACCTGCTCGCAGCACTACAAGAGCATCCGCGAGGAGACCGTCTTGCGCTGGGTCACGACTGAGCTGCCGAAGGTGGCGGCCAATCGCCTTGCCGCGTTGATCGAGCAGCCTGAACCACCAGAAGCGGTGCTGCTGCGGCAGCAAATAGAAAAACTCCAGGCCCTCGCTGATCGAGACCTGGAGCCGGTGATCACCGCAAAGCGTGATCGGTTGGAGCAGCTGCTGGCTAAGCCAGACGTTGACCCAGGCCTGCTGCTGAAGCTGTCAGATCCTCAGACGTATGCGGCGGCAACCTACGAAGAGCTGACTGTGATCCTGCATCGCGTGGTTGCCGCGATCCAGATAACCAGACAGGTTCCGTCAGCGTTACGCCTGCTGCCTTGAGAGCAGCGGCGCGATCAAGCATCGCCTGCAGCGCCTCCGATGCCGTCATGCTGCCCGCCTGAATGCGCGGAGCTGCATCTTCCGCAGTGAGCGCTGCTCGGCCTGTTGCACCGCCTGACGGCTGACACCAAGCTCAAGGCTGGTGCTCTTCTGCGTGCGCGGGCCATTGCCATCTAGCCCGAACCTGCAGCTCATGACGGCGGCTTGGTGTTCAGACAGATCACCTAGCCAGCTGCCAACCGCCTGGATGCCATCACTGATCTCCAGCGCCTCCATGGGGCTGGTGTCAGACGAGGCCACCATATCGAGGATGTTGGATGCGTCATCGCCATTGCGGCATTGCTGGTCGAGGCTGATCGTGCCAACAAGGTGCTGCAGGTAATGACGCATGACAGGAGGGCTGATGCCGACATGCTCGGCACACTCCTCTGGTGATGGCATTCGCCCGTGATCCCGGAAGAACTGCGGCATCCACAAACGCAGCTTGTTGAGGCAGTCAATCGCGTTGACCGGCAGGCGGATGGTGCGATCCTGCTGGGAAATGGCGCGAGCAATGCCTTGGCGGATCCACCAATATGCGTAGGTGGAGAATTTGTAGCCCCGTTCGGGGTCAAATTTCTCTACTCCGCGCACCAGTCCAAACATACCTTCCTGCACAAGGTCGGACAGTTCAAGGTGACGAGCGATGTGCAGGTAGCGTTTGGCTACGTTCACGACTAGCCGCAAGTTGCCGGTGATCATGCGGTCTTTGGCGCGTTTGCCAACTCGCAGGATGCGCTTAGCGCTGTGGTCATATGGCCCGCTGGGGTTGTCGTCCAACAGGCTTTGCATGGCCCGCACCCGCCGGCCCAGGATGATCTCCTCGTCATGGGTGAGAAGAGGGATCTTGCCTGCGGCGTTGAGGAAGTCCTGAATGCTGTCCGCCTCGCGGCGCATGTAGCTAGCGGAAGCCATCAAAAGAGATCCTCAGGCTTGACGGGTGCCGGATCGCTGGTGACGCCAAGGAGGTAGTCGTTGCCAGCCTTGCTGGTGCGTGGCAGCAGCTTCTGGCTGACGGTGACGCACGCTTCGCCCTTTTGGTTGGTGGTGATGACGGCTGCCTCACTGTTTGCCCAGGCGTATAGGGCGTTGATCTGCTCGATAGGCCATTCAGCCTTTGACCAGAACTCTTGCTCTTTGCCTGCAA